ATTTTATTTAATTTTATTTTGAGCTTGTGAGGATTTGTCACATCCTAGCAAGCGCTAGTAATTCCAAAGTAGAAAAGAGTTTATCGTTGGCCTTGCCAAGCTTATGCGGTAAACCTTGCTGTGAAGTCATCAACAACACAGCCATCCGGCTGGTGACACGCTCTCGGCCAGCAAAGTTGAAAGTCCTTGGGACACGATCTTCTTTGCAGCATCGAGACATGTTGTGAACCCATGCATCGGGAAAATTAATAAAAGGAAGAGAAAAGGAAGAATCTATGCTTATTGTGGATATGTGTTCCTCTGATTTGAGTTGTTGGTCTATTGTAATGCCCTGTAAAGACTGGACAAGCATTCTTGTTTTATCGTGTACAGCGGGTTTTGTCTGCCAAACTTTCTGTTTGATGGCGTTTTGTAACAGATCTCGTTCGTATAAGTTTTCACTATATATTATGCTCTCTCTCACATTGTAGGAACGTGTGAGGTCCATGAGCCGGTGTGCCAAAGCTCCCAAAATCGGGACATTATTATACTCACAAGCCATCGAGAGCGCCTTGGCCCTCAACAACCCCATGTGTATTTTTCTGCTAGTTCGGACGTATTTTCTACTGGTCCAGCCGAACTTGGCTAAGGCTTCCTTTATATCTGGGACGGAAACTTTTACTTCGGGATCAAACACCAAACCACAGAAAGATGATTCGTTGATTGGTCCATTGAATTCAATTTTTATGAGCCAGCCTTTACTAATCCACCAAGCCTCATCTGGGGCGATTCCTGGAGGATAAACGGCCAAACAATCATCTCCTTCATTACAGGTAGGGATTGTTTTTATTTTTTCTTTTGAAAGCTCAAAGGCAGCGTAATTCGCCATGACTATCATTGTTATCGTGTTCTTTAGTGATGTATTCATCTCCCCGGAGCAAAGGATGGCATTCACTAAAATATAGCCAAAATCTCGCATTTCGAGGCTGCGGTACCCATCGATGATGTTCTTAAAAAATGCTCTTAGTGTTGGTGCATCATCAATTGTTGAAACTATTCTATTTATTAGAGCTCTGTCTTTAATATGCTTGGTGGTCTTGAGAAATATGAACTTAACCGCTTCAATTTGCTCCATCGAGGGTTTCATTCCCCCGATGAGGTATAACATGAAGTCATTATTAATCCTGTATCTTGGGTCACTGTGTTTGGGTCCGTTCTTTCCTAGGTAGGCATAGTGTGCATAATGGTCCTCCATTGCAGTGGCATCAGTAGACTGCCCAATGGCTCCATATCCTCCTAAATGATCCCATATGTAGGCTGCTCGTTCTTGAACGGGCACCTTTTTGATCACTGCGGGGTGTTTGCACAACTTCTCCATGCACTTATCAGTAACGGGTCCAAAAGCGACTTTAATAATGTCAGATGATGCGTTGATCCAGCGGAGAACTTTCTCCTCAGGATAAACCTCATCTTTGACAAAAGAGTCACAGGTGGTTACGTCTTTCTCTCTCTGATTCCACACATTTTGTATGTATTTGCTCTTAAATATTCCCACTTCTTTGACTTCTTTATAGATGTCACGCAATTCTTTCTTTCTGGATTCAGGATGGTTGATGCCATCTATCCAGGCGTCTGTATCTTTAATTTCATCAGGTCTAAATGTTTCAAATTGTGGAAAAATATGTTCTCGGGAGTATAGTAAGATCTTTTTCATCTCCTTAAAGGGTATAGGAGGCACTTGGGTTCCGAGCCTCTTAAAACCTGCGGCCAAGCAGGAAAGCTTGTCTTTATGATCGGGTTTCGGACATGAAGCATCCGATAAATACACGGGCAGAGACGCCGCCACCATGGTCTCGTCACATGGCGGCGGTTTACGCACTACTCCAAAAGAAAAGTCACTTCTAACTGGAATCTTGAAGTTCTTTTCAATTTGGGCGTCGGTCCATTCCTCTACACGGTATCCTTTCATAAAGAGCTGGCCAGTTGGCCGTGCTAAAAATCCCAATAGCCAGGAACATAACCTTTCATTATGCTCCGAGCGACCAGGTAAGCGTCCCTTAAGGGATCAACCTTGTTCCTAACAATATCAGGATCATTGATAGGGGTTGCAAGTGAAGTCTGCAATATGGCGCGTAGGGTAGTGTCAGCTTCTTTTTCAAGTCGGCCTCTACGTGTTGCTCTGATGTGATCTTCACTGACTACTAAATCTCTTGCTGGTAGTCCAAAAAACGGGAGTCTCTTTCTGTCGATATCGAAACCGTATCTCTTGTGCAAAATGTGCAAAGCACATTTGATACGGAATTGTTCAACAACGACAAATTTCGAATTTCCTATTGCTATATGTTGTTCATGGCTGGGTCTAGTATC